AACCTTCATGGTTTTAAAGATACTGACAAGTTGAGCGTGTTTTCCATACGGAAGCAACATCCTTTGAAAAAGATTTTGTTCTCCTGTTACCATGTCAGAGTTGCCAAGGATATCATCGTATACTTCTTTACGAACATACAGATTAGCCATAGAGCCGTATCTGTCTGGATCATTAGGCATCTTTTTAAACAGGCTTATGTCGTAGTTATCATCATAGTAAGCACTTATCTGCTCCTCTATTTTCTCTTGATTTCTTTCAAGATTAGGATCAATATTAGAATCAACCCTTACTGAGTCCAAAAATTCTTTTCTTGCTTTCTCAAGAACTATTATTCTTTCATTAATTTGTTCAATAACAGATTCTTTTAACCCAACTGCGTTGTCTTTATAATTGTTCCAATCTTTTATCTGCCTGTTAACTGAAGCAAGAGTTGTTTTAATATTCTTAACTCCATCTTTTGTTTGAATCTTTACAGTTACCCACTGGTTTGGCATTACCCAAGGTATGTTTCCTGCAACAAATCTTTTTCCTTCTTTACCAAGAGTTTTTTGTTCCTTTCTTAAGTCTTCAATTTCTTTTAGCAGTCTGTCTCTATCTTCCTGAGTAGCGCCCTCTTTCTGTCTTTCGATCATCAACGAATCAATTTTTTCTTTTATTGATTTGGCTTCAGGAGTTTCGACAAATGCCTGCTGAACAGAAATTTGTTCAAGAAAATCTATGATTGCTATATCCTGCTGTGGAATAGTGACTGCTCTGTATAGAAGATATCTGACATCTTTAATCTCTGATAAAATTTCTCTGAGGTCAGATTCCATGTCCTCCATTCTAAGTTTAGTATATTGTTTTGGACTTGTTTTTCTTTGTCCTGCTCCTCTTGCGCCTTGATCTTTAAGTATGTGATATAGAAAAACTCTAGGAAGATAAGCACCTTTAAGTTCTTGCATTTGTTCTTGGCTTGCTTCTGGATATATTCCTCGTAGCACACCCTCGTCAGCAATCTCAATAATCTTTTTCTTAAGAGCAACCGAAACATCTCTTAAATCTGCGCGACTAATTGTTTCTTCACTGGCATTTTGATTTGTAAAATAATCAAACAGTTCTTGGTTTTCTACTGCATTAAGGTTGTCAAATTTTTCTGCTACAGCATCTCCAAACTGCTCAATCTCTCCTAACTTTCCTTGTAACAATGCCCTAAGTTTTCTAAAATCTCTTGCGAATGGGAGCATAGCAAAGGGATCAAAGAATTTTTTAGTTCTGTTCCATAAAGTTTTTGTTTTTGATACGTACTCTGCCCTAACTGCACCGTCAAACTTCTCTCCAAGTTGCTCAAAAGTTTCTCCAACCTTGTTAAAAGATTGCTCGTTGGTTGAGTAGTAAACTTCATCAATAACATTTATTGCATTTTCAAAGTTTCTTTCACTCATTCCTGCTACTGCGCCACGTGCAAATGCAACTAACTCTTGGTTAGATAGTTTGCCGTTGAACCACATCTTTGTACGAGCAACCCAACGAGAAATAAGGTCTAAAAAATTCTGCCAAAAAGAATCTTTAAAGTTGTTATTGCTCTCAACATAATAGGCCAGTGCTTCTTCAGCAATAAAATTTTCTTTTGAAATGTCATCTACAAAACTAAATTGATCTGCAACAGTCTCTGCATTTTTAAACGAACTAGACCACTCATCATTATTTTTTCTTGCTTTAACTTCTGCAATAAGATTAGCAAAATCACTGCCGTATATTTCTTTTAAGCCTATGTGTACTCCAACCTCATGCACAAATACTGGCAAGACTTCTTCTGCTTTAATATTATTTGTTATAAAAATAAGTTCGCCGTTTCTTGTTATGGATTTAACTGCTAAATCTATTGGAGCATTATCAACGTCCTTTTGATTTTGAACTAC